ATTTCAGTTCGCTTACGAGCAGGGTAAAGCAGATGCAACAGACGGACTAGTGAAGGAGACCAAAAACATCGATATGAGTGTTAGGTCAAATGCACCAACCGACACTGGCGGAACAAAGTTTAGAGCAGTAGACTCAGGAGATAATTTTTCGTTTAAAATTAGAAAACGATAATTAATCATTAAAAAACTTTTAAAATGAGTGTAACTATTTCTGGAGTACAAGGTGCGTTAACACCAGCTCCATCAAAGTCGACTTTATCGACTAACTATCTAGGTTCTGCTATTGAGTTTACTTCTCAATACTTACCTGATGTATACGAAGCAGAATTTGAAAAATACGGAAATCGTTCTGTATCTGCTTTTTTAAGAATGGTAGGAGCTGAGATGCCCTTCCAATCTGATGTAATTCAATGGTCTGAGCAAGGAAGACTTCACTTGGCTGTTTCTGGAGCAACTCGTTCTGGAGACGTTATCACGTCAAATGGACACCCTTTCCGCTTAAACCAAACAGTAATCATTTCTGACGGAACTGATCAAGACAAAGCTATCGTAACAGCTGTAACTACTAACACATTTGATGTTGCTTCTTATTCTGGAGCAAACTTAGCTGCTGCTGTAGGAACAACTGGACTTAGCGTATTTGCTTTCGGTTCTGAGTTCAAGAAAGGAACTAATGGAATGAGTGGTTCTTTAGAAGCTCCTAAAGACATCCAAACTACTAACCCTATCATCATCAAAGACAAGTATGAAGTCAATGGTTCTGATATGGCGCAGATCGGATGGATTGAGGTGACTACTGAGAACGGTGCTACTGGATACCTATGGTACTTAAAATCAGAGCATGAAACTCGTCTACGTTTCGAAGATTACATGGAATTATCTCTTATCGAAGGGGAGCCTGCTGTTGCTTCATCTGGTGCTGAAACTGCTGGATACAAAGGGACAAAAGGTTTATTCTACGAAATCGAAAACAGAGGAAACATTGCTACTGGTTCAATTGCTGCTCGCACTGACTTAGAAGAGCTTATCAAAGTTCTTGACAAAGAAGGAGCGATCCAAGAGAATGTTCTTTTCGTTAACAGAACTAAATCTTTCGAGATTGACAATGTACTTGCTGCACAAAACAACAGCGGTGCTTCTACAAGCTCTTACGGTTTATTCGATAACGATGAAGAAATGGCAATCAGCCTTGGATTCAAAGGATTCAACTTAGGATATGATTTCTACAAAACTGACTGGAAATACTTAAATGACGCTACAACTGGAGCCTTAACTTCTGCTGTAGACGGTGTGTTAGTACCTGCTGGTACAACTACTATCTACGACCAAGTTCTAGGTAAAAATGCTGTACGTCCTTTCTTACATGTGAAGTACAGAAAGTCAGAAGCTGAAGATCGCAAGTACAAGTCTTGGATTACTGGTTCTGCTGGTAATGCTGGAATGACTAGCGACCTAGACGCTATGGAAGTACACTTCTTAAGTGAGAGAGCTCTTTGTGTTCACGGAGCAAACAACTTTATCTTATTGAAGTAATATTAATTAGGGGGATGGGATTCCTGTCCCCCTTTTTTTTAATCTAATTAAATTCTAATAAAATGGCAAAAAAGAATACGGCTACCCAGCCACAATGGGAAGTAAAGGATAGAATATACATCCTAAAAGGTAATAGAACACCAGTTAACTTTATTCTACGTTCTAGACACCACTTAAACAAACCACTACAATATTTTGATGGAACAATGACAAGGTCTCTAAGATTTGCGTCTAATCAAACCTCTGTGTTTGAAGATGAGCAGTACGGAGATGTTACGCTTCCAGCAATTATATTTAAAGATGGTAAACTAATTATTCCAAAAGAACAAGTGTTATTGCAACAGTTTCTTTCATTGTATCACCCAGACCTTAACAAAGAGTATGAGGAGTTTGATCCTAATAAACTTGCTGAGGCTGAGATTGCATCTGAAGAAGAGAAGCTTGACGCACAAAACCTTGTTCGTGAAATGGACATAGAAGACCTAGAGGCTATTGCTCGTGTGGCATTAGATGGCTCTATATCTGATATGACCTCAAAAGAATTAAGACGTGATATGCTTGTGTATGCTAGAAAGAATCCAGCAGAGGTGATGGATTTAGCGCAAGATGAGAATATCAAGCTTAGAAACCTTGCGGTTCGTGCAGTAGAGATGGGTGTTATCTTTATCAAGGATGACAACAGAACTGTATGCTGGAACAACAAGGCTAAGGATAAGATTGTAACTGTACCCTATGGGGAGAATGTGTATTCAGCACTAGCTGCATTCTTTAAAACAGACGATGGTCTTGATGTCTTACAAGGCATCACCAATAAACTGTAGTGTTTCCACCCAACACTACCACCGAGGGGGGTCACGAAAGTGGCTCCTCTTTTTTTTGTATTTTTGTATCATGATAAATCACGTTAGAAATACAGTTTTGACTGTGCTTAATAAAGAGAATAGAGGGTTTATAACGCCAGCTCAATTTAACTCGTATGCCAAGCACGCACAACAAGTTTTGTTTAATCAATACTTTTCAGAATATTCTAGGCTTGTGACAATGAAAAACTCTAGGAGACTTTCTAGAGATCAAGGAAATAAGTTGTCTATTGTTAGGGCTAACATTGATAAGTTTACAAAAACTGCTACCTCAGCAATAGCTAGTTACAGAATAACAAAACCTACTGATATGTATACACCAATCTCTCTTGTTTACAACGACAAGAAAATGGAATATATATCAAAACAAAATCAAACATATATAGAAGCCTCAAACATTGCTGGTCCTTCGGCACTTTATCCAGGATATTGTGATGAAGATGATTTTTGGTACGTAAAGCCAAACACATTGACAGGAAATGTAAAAGTAAATTACATTAGAGACTTAGTAGATCCTAAGTGGACCTACATTTTAGTTGGAGAAAACCCAGTGTTTAATCCATCTGCTGCAGATTATCAAGACTTCGAATTAGGAGCTGACGATGAAACTAAATTAATAATTGAAATTTTAAAATTAACAGGTGTTACAATAAGAGAAGCAGAGGTGGCTCAAGCAGCAGCACAAATAGATGCTGTAGAAACACAGAAAGAAAACGTATAGTAGATGGCACTTACAGATCAACAGTATTACACAAATAGCACTAATTGGGGGGAGAATCAATTTGTATTGTTGAAAGACATTATCAACAACTTCATGGCATTCTATGTAGGTGACGAGAAAATTATAAACGATGTTAGTAGATATGATGTAGTTTATCAAGCAAAAAGAGGTCTTCAAGAGCTTCATTATGATGCTTTAAAAGACGTTAGAGCGCTTGAATTAGATCTTCCTGATGATTTACAGCTAGAGCTTCCAAAAGACTTTGTAAGGCTCGTTAGATTGTCTTGGGTGGACGATAGAGGTAGGCTTCATCCCTTGATGATGGATAGTGAAACTACTATTGCAAAAGCTTATCTACAAGATGATGAATATAATATCATATTCGATAGTGATGGAGCTGCCACAGAGGGTACTTCAATAATAGACACAAAGTTGGCAGAAGTGTCAACGGTTGACAATGATCAGTTTACAAACTTAGACTATGAGTTTTTCGGTGGTCGTTTTGGAATGGCAACAGAGAAAACAAATGTCAATGGTAAATATAACATAGATAAAAACTTAGGGTACATAAGATTTAGCTCTGAAGTTAAAAGTAAAACAGTAGTTATTGAGTACATCACAGATGGTTTAGCGTACTTGCCAGAAGATGAATTAAAAGTCAATAAGCTTGCAGAAGATTTTCTCATAAAATATATAGCATATCAAATAGTTCAGTATAAGGTTGGTGTTCAAGAGTACATAGTTAGAAGAATGAAAAACGAGCAGTTTGCTGCAATGAAGAACATGAAAATTAGAATGATGGATATACATCCATTTGACATTGTACACTCATTCAAAGGACGCAACAAGTGGATTAAATAATGAAGTTAAAAAACATATTTAACCTTGGAAAAATGAACAAGGACCTTGATGAAAGGCTTGTTCCAAAAGGAGAGTATAGAGACGCACTAAATATAAGAGTTTCTGGCTCATCTGCATCTGATGTGGGGGCTATTGAAAACTCACCTTCAAATGAAGGTTTGTCGCAGCTAGACTTTGGCGCTAATCCAGTTTCCATAGGGTCTGTGTCTGACGATGCTAATAATAAAATATATTGGTTTGTAAGGTCTGATACGGGTTCATTCATATGTGAGTATGATGTAGACAACGACAGCTCTACTTTTGTCCTGAAAGACACAAGGTCTTGGAAGACTAATGTCTTGAACTTCTACAAAACAAACTTTATAGAGTCTAATATACTTATAGATATTGACAACGATAAAAGGTTTTTGTTTTTTACTGATGGCATTAACCCACCTAGAAGAATAGAGATAGAGTCAGCAAAGCTTATAGATGCTAATGCATTTACAAAATACGATGTAGACGTGGTGCAACAACCACCTCTTGAAGCCCCTACGTTATCTTTAGGCACCTCTTCTACTAATGAAAACAACATTAAAGAAAGGTTTATTTATTTTGCCTATAGGTTTAAGTATAAACACGGTGAATATAGTGCACTTTCTCCATTTAGTGAGGTTGCTTTTCTACCAGGTGACTTTTCTTTTGATTTTGCTACAGGTTTAAATAAATCTATGGTGAATAGCTACAGTCAAGTAGATGTTACATTTAAAACAGGTACAAGTAATGTTGTAGAGATAGACTTAGTTTTTAAGGAAAGCAACAGCAACAATGTATATGTTGCTCAAACTTTTAATAAGGAAGAAGAGTCAATAGCTGATAACAGCACAAAGGTACACACGTTCTCAAACAGCAAAGTCTATAGTGTTCTTCCAGAAAAAGAATTACTAAGGGTGTACGACAATGTTCCGCTTACTGCTAAGACGCAGCAAATGATAGGTAACAGGATCGTTTATGCTAACTATACGGAAAACTTTGACTTAAAAGATGCAAACGGAGACGCTATACCTTTTAATATAAACGCAACCCTTAACACATCTCAAATAACCTCACCAAGCGTAGCTAAGTCTATAAAGTCAAACGTAGACTATGAGGTGGGTATAGTGTATTTAGATGACTACGGAAGGTCTACTTCAGTTATAACATCAAATAATGCCACGGTAAATGTTCCTCTGAGTGCTTCAAAAACTCAAAACCAAATAAATGCAACTATAAGTCATTTACCACCAGCTTTTGCTAAATACTACAGATTCTATGTAAAACAAAGTAAAGGCAGGTATGACACAATAACTCCTTCTATATTTTATAATGAGGCAGAAACTGGTTATGTTTATGTGCAGCTAAATGGGAATGATAAAAACAAAATACAAGAAGGTGATTTCCTTATAGTAAAGGCAGACACAAGAGGTCAAAAAACAAACTTAGTTGAGACTCAAGTCCTTGAGATAAAACTTCAAGACAAAAACTTTTTAGAGGCAGATGATTACCCAGACACTAACGATCCACCAATAGCTCAACAAGCTGGGTTGTATATGAAGATAAAGCCAGTAGGGTTTTCTGTTTCTACAGACGATTATGAGCTTACAGAGCATGATGATTACGATGATACAGCTAACGATAGGGATGATCCTTTAAAAAATTCACAAACAGTAGGGGCATATATTGAAGGTCCTTTTCCTTATTCAGGGTCTGGAGGCTCTGCACTTGCAACAGACGTCACTATATCTGGATCTTATACAACGTCAAATATATTTTCAAGGATAATCATTGAAATTGATTCTGTTAACGCAGGAGGTGATACTTTTACTACTACTGTACAAACTTTAGACAATGACCCCAACACAGGATCAACAACTACTGCTCAATCCATAACATCAGGTACGCCAATAGCTATACCTGGAACTGGGTTAAGTGTTGACTTTGCCTCAAACACTGGTCATACACTAGGAGATAAATGGACTGTAAATGCAAGACCATCTACATTCCCCTACACTCCAAACACAAAAGCATTTGCCACCTATAGATCATTTGATCAGGCAGTAGAGGAAATACCATTAGGAACAATTGTAGACTTTGTTTATGATGAGTTTAATGAAGAAACACAATATGTTGCTCAACAGTTTACAGCTAACGCAGACTATGCTAACATAGAAGAGTGGTATCACGAAAGCGGAGCTAAAGCAACCCTAAACGCAGACATTCCAGAGGACAGAATATTCTTTTTAAGGGGTACGTTTGCAGCTAAAGAGTCCACAATAACTAACAGTACATCAGATAATATATTGATGATAATTAGGTCTCTAGGCACTAAAAATAATGCTTTAGATAAAAAGCCAAAGATTGACTCTCTTATTAGCTTTCTTAAAAGACAGTCATCAGATATATTGTCATTCGAAACTAGACCAGAAGATAAAAATGAAGAGATATTCTACGAGATACCTGGAACATACAATATAACACAAGGATACCACCAATCTGGACCTGTTGGTGCTGGACTAGTGCCAGAAGATACTTCTACATTAACACAAGGAAATACCAATTTAAGCGCAGCCTCCACAATAGGATACACAAACACTAATAATTATCCAGACAGTGATAATTGGGATAACTTTCCTGCACTTTCATCTGATCCTTTTACTAGTAATGGTTATCAAATTCAAATAGCTCTTGATACTGATTCTTATACAGCATTTGCAAATTATTTTACTGGAGGAAGCGGTCCAAACAACGGAAGTTTTGGTAATGGCAATGGTAAAGAATTAACGCTTACACAAGGTAGTGCCACTATAACCATTGCAGTTCAGTATTTTCAAAGATATGATGTAACTGGAGGAACTAGAATTACTTTCTTCAACAACAGCCCTTCTGTAGGCAATATGGATTCAAGCAACTACGTAAGTGGTTCTGGATCTTTTACAAATGCTGGAGGTGATTTTACAGTAGTGTTTGGAGATGATGTAGACGTTAGCCAAACTCATAACTCTCCTGCAAGCATAACACTAGATTTCTTTAATGTTTTTTCATGGGGTAATTGCTTAGAATCATATAAAATCAAAGATGATTTTAATACAAAGTTTTTTGAGCTAGAGAACAGACCTTCTACAAACCTCAAGGACTACAAAAAGAACCACAGGACAGCCTCAATTACATATAGTAATGTTTATGATCAAACAACAAAATATAATGGCTTAAATGAGTTTAATTTAGCTTATGTAAACTATAAGGATATGGATGACTTCTTTGGAGACATCAATAAAATAGTTGCAAGAGAAGCTGATTTAGTTGTATTTCAAGAAAACAAAGTTAGTAAGCTTTTATTTAATAAAAACGTATTATTTAATGCTGATGGTAGTTCTAATATCACAGCAAGTACAGCTATACTGGGACAAGATATACCTTATCTAGGAGAGTATGGAATAACTAGCAATCCATTTGCTACAGTGCTTTGGGGTGGTAGAATATATTTTGTAGATGAGAGAAGGAGAGTAGTTTGTAGGTTATCACAAGATGGCATCACTCAGATATCAGACTATGGAATGATTGATTGGTTTAACGACAACTTATCAGCTGGATTACCTCCCTTAGCTATTGGTCAATATGACCCTAGAGACAGACAATATTCTCTTTCACTAAAAGGAACACAGATAGAGTGGAGAGAGGATGAAGTGGAGTGTGAAATACTATATGATAATACTGATACGGATGGTGACGGAACTGTAGATTCTATCGACACAGATGACGATGGGGATGGAGTATTAGATGTAAACGATGCCTTCCCACTTGATGCTACAGAAAGTGTAGACACAGACGGGGACGGAATAGGAGATAACGCAGACACCGATGATGATGGAGATGGCATACCTGACGCTACTGATTCAGCACCACTTGATCCTGAAGAAGAAATAACATTAGATACTGATGGTGATGGTATATTAGACATACATGATCCAGACGATGATAATGATGGAATACCAGATGCGCAAGAAATAGACACAAGCTCTACGAATGCAGACACTGATGGGGATGGCGTAAACGACAATGATGATGCCTTCCCAAATGATGCTACAGAGAGCGTTGACACTGATGGTGATGGAACTGGGGACAATGCCGACACTGATGATGATGGCGATGGCACCCCTGACTCAACAGATGCATTCCCACAAGACCCTGATGAGACTACAGATTCAGATGGAGATGGGGTTGGAGACAACGCTGATCCAGACGATGATAATGACGGTATTGCTGATGTAGATGAACTTGATACTGATGGAGATGGTATTCCAGATGACACGGATACCGATGACGATAATGATGGAACACCAGACTCTGAAGATGATGACCCAACAGATTCATCGATCCAGACAGACACAGACGATGATGGTATAGATGATTCTATAGACACAGACGATGATGGCGATGGTGTGCCTGATACTACAGACGCATTTCCCTTAGACCCTGCAGAGTCAGTAGATACTGACGGAGATGGAACAGGAGATAATGCAGATACAGACGATGACGGTGATGGTACTCCAGATAGTTCGGATGCATTTCCCTTAGACCCTACAGAAACTACTGATACAGATGGTGATGGTACAGGTGATAATGCAGACACAGATGATGATGGGGACGGAGTTGTCGACACTCAAGACGTTTTTCCAACAGACCCTAATGAATCGATAGATACGGATGGAGACGGAACGGGTGACAACGCAGATACGGATGATGACAACGATGGTACTCTTGATGATAGTGATCCATTTCCAACGGATCCTGAGAACCAGACAAACACACCCACAGACACAGACGGAGACAGTACTATAGACTATTACGACACAGATGACGATGGTGATGGATTTAGTGATGTCGATGAAACAGCAGCAGGGTCAGACCCGCTAGACGCAACAGACACCCCTACAGATACAGACGGAGACGGAACACCTGATATAACAGATACAGATGACGATGGGGACGGATTTTCAGATGCAGACGAAATAGCTGCTGGTACAGATCCGTTAGATGCGACTGATACGCCTACAGATACAGATGGAGATGGAACGCCAGATATAAATGATACAGACGATGACGGAGATGGAGTTCCTGATTCTGAAGATCCATATCCATTGGACGCAACTAGAGACGCACAAGCGACATTTAGCATAAGTATAAACAACAATTCAAAAGTAGACCACACGGTTCCTTAAAATATAAATTATGGCAATAGAGCTTTTACAGACCGTTACAAAGGCAGAAAACTCTTCTGGAGATATAGGTGTATACACTATAAAAGTAAAAGAAGGATATGCTATGGTGCAAAATCCTGATGTATTGACTATAGGTGGTGATGAGTGGGACTTGACAGGAGACAATACTCCTATATCCATAACAACGGGAACTGATCATAGAGAGGTTGATGGAAATGGAAATGGTATACACGGCACACAAACATTTAATATAAATCTTGAATACGCAGCAGGAAACTTAAATCCTTCTGACGATAACACTAACGAGATCACACTAAATCTACATGTAGAAAAAATAAAGTTTTTATGTGCTAACACCTCAGAGTATATTGTAATGAGAGGTGGGGTTCCTTCATTCAACTTTTTTGAGCCTATAACCAACTACAGCGCAACTACATTTTATGGGTCTGATCCTTTATATTTAGCACTAGCACAGCAGACATATGCTTGGTTTATAGATAATGAAAACGATGCATTTTGTTTACACACATCTGGTACAGGTTTATCTATGACAGGACAATATTCAAAAACAGTTAGTGTTTCTACTTCTGTTTATACAGGGACCAAAACAATATACTGGGGCGATATAACAGTAACTTGCTCAGGAGATTTTGGTACAGCAAGCATGATATTTGATGATGGTCTTAGATCTACAAAAGATTGGATTAGGTATGAAGAAAGTTGTGTGGTTTTGTATACATCAGCTTCAACCGCAGAAAGGGAAGATAATGATTTGCTTAACGTTATTAAAATAGACGACTGTGAATATCTAGGCACTGGAGCAACAACCACTTACCAAGAAGTTTTACATTCAAAAACTAACGGATATAATTTTGCACTAAAGTACCAGTTTGATAATCCACTTACTTATTCTTTTTCAAAAAAAGAAAACAACATTTATTTATCAGTTGTACAAGATGGTCAAATTGGACAAGGAACATTAGCTAGATCAACTGATGGAGTTAATTTTCAAATATGTCAATTTAATCCTACAGACAGCCAACTTGTTGCAACATTTGGGCACAATCAATCACTAGCAGCTTTTAGAAGACAAACATACATAGAAGACTTTTGTTATGCTGGAGTAGACTCTAGTGGCAATCATGTGTGGTACGCACTATGTATGTTAAATGATTCTCAAAATATATCAGGTCCTTTAGCGTCTGCTGAGAACAAACTTTTTTTAGCGAAATCAATTGACAACGCTGTTTCCTTTTCTATTTTAAATTTTGATGAAACAAAAACAGGAAACGCAGATTTTTTTGGTGAATTGTCAGTTTCAAGAGGCACAGGGTCTGGTACAGCCACTACATTGCACAGATTTGGCAGTGTACGAATATACGCTAGTATTGAGTATGATTATTTGTTTATATATAGAGGTGTAGGTGCTAGATATATAGATCAAAACGGGGTTCCTCAATATACTTCAGTTTTATATAGATATTTTCCTAGTCAAGATAATAATACTACTAGCGATGACTGCGTCATAAAACCTATAGTAGCTGGACGGTTTTCTCAAGGAAGTCCAGAAAAAACTGGTGTAGACTCATTTGAAACATATTATATTGAACTAGATGTAGATAATAAATCTGTTCCTTTTTTAGTGCTAAATAATGGATTGTGTGTTTTTACTGGAATGGGACAATATGCAATTTCTTGGAACTATGGAATAAATTGGACTGTGGCAGATTTACCAACCATAAGTGACACACACACAAATGGGAGCACTTATGTATATCCAGAAGACAGTCCTTCTCCTTATGAGCAAAACGGAAACGTGTATTTTGTTACAGGAACGTATAATGATAGTTTTCAAAGAAACACACCGTATCGACAAGGAGTCGTCAATGGATCACACACCTTGTCTTTTGGTCTTTTCAATTCATTTATGAGAATGAATATAAAAGGAGAAAACACAAATCTAGGAGGCACAGTTCCTACGTCATGGACAGATGCAACAGATTATAATACTATTACGACCAAGGTTGTCACGGTACAAACTTACACTCCATCACCAAGCAATAATATATTTGTTATAGACGGCACTTCATCATTTAACCAACAAATTTCAGCTCCGAAAGGAAGTGTAATTAGGTTTGATCAAAGTGACACTTCAAATACAGGAAAACAAATATTATTTTCTACTGAGTCTGCTTCTGGTTTACAATACGCAAATCAATACACTACAGAAGTAACTGTAAATGGAACTCCTGGAACATCTGGTGCGTTTACTGATATAAGAATGCCTGGATCAGTGACAATTTATTTTTTCCATAACACAGGAAGTGGAACAACACATACGTATGGTCATACTCTTAACGGATCTTATTCTGTGAATGTGTCTGACATAATAGAAGACTGGACTCTACTTAAAGACTATGATTACAGCTCATCTAAATTAATAAAACGTGTTTCTGATATTTTTGTAGACGAAGAAGAAAATAGAGTATTTATATCACACGGACAATCCGTTCAGGATAGTGAATTTGGGGTGACTATAATCCCATCGCCACCATCTCCAACAATTTCAAACACAGGGATATTTACAACGATTACAACACCAACCCTTCCTTCTGGAACTACATTAACACAGGCATCAGCTAATCAAGGTTATTATTATGAAGTTTATTCTGACGATCCTTTTTCTATAGTATTCACAACTGGTAATGGAGATCAGCGCAAATTTGACGGAGTATTTGATATAGTTGTATTAAGTAAAACTCTTCCAGTTGTTTTAGACACAGTGTCGAATCAACAGTATACAACTTATCAAGGCATATTTGATATGGGCGATGCGCCTACATCTCTTGTCCCGAACCCAGCAAATAATGGAACTCTTGTGTCAGGTTCTTTTGGAACTTCAGGTTTAACACAACTCGGACACTATATTGTTAGGGATGCTTTCTTGTATTATGGATTTATTCCTAAAGTTTATGTAAATGGTTTTTGGAGATCAGACCCAGAAGGAAGCAATGCAAATGCAGCCACTAATTTAAAAACATATTCTAGAGTCGAATTAACAGTTGGGGATAGACCAAGACAAGTCGCATCTGGACAATCAATAGAATATCTTTTTGACCCAGCAAATGGACCTATATTAACTACTCCGTCTAATTACAATTTTACTCATATACTAGGCATGTACAGTGGTGGAACAACGCTAGGGACTGGAAACAGTCACTATAGATCCATTAACGGCAGCTTACCTTTGTATGGTGATGTTATATTTTGTTTTCCTAAAAGAAATTCTGATGGATACACTGTTCCGACATTTTTCAATGGCAATGTTTCAAGCAATATATTCACAAATTCTGGGGATATAAACACAATAGGACTTAAGTTTTACTCAGACTATACTAGTACTGAGTTTATATCGGGGTATTATGGATCGAGAACTACTGAACAAGCTTCAATATACAGAAGAATAAATCCAGATTCATCAGTTCAGCTAGATTTTGCAGATAAGTATAACAAGAATTATATACATATCAACTCAGATGGTTTTGTAGACGAGGTAGGAGATGTAGCATCCTTACCAAATTATGATCAATGTAATTAGTTAAATTTGTAGTATGAAATTTAGATCAGGATATAAAGTAGTTAAGACACTCAGAAAGTACATAAATGGCAAGCCTACGAATGTAACAAAAGCAAACGTATCAGGTCAGGACGATTACATAGAAAAGTACTTGTCGGATAGTTGCCCAGTAAACAACCTGCCTACAGGTATCACGGCTACAACAACTACACCATCAATACAGTCTATGCCTAACCCTACACAAACAAATGCTAATGACTACACACTTAGCTTTAGTGAGTATGTAAATGGTTGGACAACATTTCACTCTTGGAAGCCAGAGTCTATGGTGTCCTCTAATGGTGATTTTTATACATTCAAGAACGGTCAGCTTTACAAGCATCACGCAAACGACACTGTAAGGAATACATTCTATGGTGATGAATATAACTCTGAGATAGAGTTTACAATGAACGATGGACCATCAGAGGTTAAGGTGTTTAAGACAATAGAGATTGAGGGAGACACAAAAGACTTTGATGTAACAATAACAACAGACCTTGATTCTGGTCACATAGACAAAACTTCTTTTGAAAAGAAAGAAGGGTTTCACTACTCCTACATAAGAAGAAACTCTACGGATGAAGTGAACACAGAGCTATTGTCCGTGCAAGGAATAGGGAGACTATTAGGGGTTTCATCAAATACTTTTTCGGTACAAGATGTGCCCTCTGAGGTTTCAATAGGAGACGTTTTATACAAATCAACAGCAAACTCATACGAAAAGATAGGAACAATTAGCGCAACTACAAGTAGCTCTATCACTACAAGTGCATCAGCTGTCACACCGACAGTAAATGATTACATATTTGCAGCAAAAGCTCCCGTAGCAGAAAGCTATGGACTCAAGGGTTATTTTGCAAATATCAGGCTTACAAATAGTAGCACTTCTAAGATTGAATTATTTTCAGTCAATACAGAGGCATCTAAGAGCTTCATCTAATTATTCGTATATTTGCAGTAATGGAATTTAATCTAAGAAGACTTACAGAGAATGATTATGATGACACTCTGAAGCGCTGGTGGAAATCTTGGGGATGGGAAGCTCCACCAAAAGATTTCTTGCCTGAAAATGCAACAGGCGGTTTGATGGTTACGAAAGGAAATACAGACATATGCGCTGGATTTATTTACCTAACAAACTCTAAAGTTGCTTTAACAGAATTTGTGGTCTCAAATAAAGACTACAAAGAAAAAGATAGATCAGAGGCAATAGAGTTATTAATTGATGGAATATTAATGCTCGCTGAAGAAAAAGGATATAAATATGCTCATGTTATTTTAAAAAACAAGAGTTTAGTTGGAAAATACAAGAAATCTGGATATATGGTTTCAGATGAAAACGTAACTGAAATGATAAAAGTATGGCAATAGCAACTGGAACAGCAATAGCTTTAGGTATATCAGCAGCAGCATCAGCGGGGCAAGCTATAGCTGGTGAGGTAAAAAGATCTAAAGCAAAGAAGGCTCTTCAGAATTTTAGAAGACAAGAGCTTAAGAATGTGACAGAAGGTCTTAGAGTATCAACTCTTGGAGCAGAACTTCAAACTCAAGAGGCTCAGAGGCGTTTCGCTACCTCTGTGGATGCCTTAAGATCTGGGGGAGTTCGTGGAGTCGTGGGGGGTCTTGGAAGACAAGAACAGTTGCAGCAATCACAGCAGCAACAAATTGCAGCAGGTTTAGATATGCAGCAAGTGGCTATAGACAGAGCTAGAGCTGCTGATGAAGCTAGAATTAGAGAAATAACAGAGTTTAGGGAGTCTAGAGATATAGCTGGTTTAGGCGAGGAAATGGCTTATGGAAGACAACAGGCTCAGCAAGGACTACAAGGATTAGCCAATACCGCTGCAAGCGCATTTGGTAGTCTTGAATCAAACCTTCCAGGAGGAGGAGAATTTATGAGCTCTGGTCCTAAAACAGTAGACTTAGCTACTGGAGGTAAGGCAACTCAAGAATTAATTAGCTCTCAGCCTACAAGATTTTTTCAAGGTCCTAATGGAGTGTCAGATGTATCAAAAGCATTTAGCTTTACCAGAGACATTGGAGCTGCACAATTATCAACCGAAACCCCCTCTTTAATGCAAACATACGTTAATACTGGAGAGCAGTATGGGTATGGATTAAAACCAAGATAATGGCAAAACAATCAAGTGCTTATTACAGCGGACTTCAAAGAGCATCTCAAGGAGTATCTTTAGCAGATTTTAGCGTTATTTCTAAAAAAGTAGAACAAGTAGCTAAAGAAAAAGCTCAAGAAAAAGTAAATAAAAAAAAGGAAAGAGATCAACTTCAGTTAAAAATGCTAGAATTATATGGTCCTGAAATATATTCAGGTTTTGATAATGTTGGTCTTGACAATGTAGATATGGTTGCTGGAAAGATATCTACTAAGATAAAGCAAGTAGCTGATGCTAATAACGCATTGTTTAATGAAGGGTCTATTTCTGAGGGCGAATATGCCACTAGAATGGCTAAAATGATTGGTCAATCTAGAAAAGTTGCAAAGGATTTTTCTAAAATATCAGGCTATGTAGATACTGTTAGAGAAAAAGGAGATGCCGCCTCTTTAACTTCAAGAAAAAATTTAGAGTCATTAAATAATTTATACGGGTTTGCAGGTGTAGATATGGATGAGAACATGAACTTATCGTTTTTTACTCAAGGAGAGGATGAAGAAGGCAATGCTCGTGTAGAAGTGACTCCTTTTGATAAGTTTGGCAAGTTCACAGAGTATAGAGATGCATTTGATTTTAACGAAGTTTCAAGAAACATATTTAGCGTAGACAAAGAGGCGAATCAGTACTTTAAAGGAGGGACGGTGTTGAAATCATTTAGAGATAGAGGTGGTAAATTTACTCCAGAACAGAACAATTATATAGAAAATTACGCAAAAGAAACTCTTTACAATGATCCTGATGAGCTTTATGATGCAGCCTCAAGAGCTGGAGTGAAGTTTACTACCGATTCTTTTGGAAAAATAAAAGATTATGATAGGGTTTTTAAAGAAACCACAGATTATTTAAAAGAAAAAGTTAAGTCTGATTATCTTTTAAGAGAGTCTGAGGATGATGTAGCTGCACAAAATATAAATATAAAGCTTAGAAACACTGCATTAAGAGAAAGACAACTTAGTAAATCAGATAAAGATTCTAGAAATTACAACGTTTCCTACTACAATGAACAAAGCGGAAAAGAAGTTGGTGAGGGTGAAATGTATGAATATACTGTAAAAAAACCAGTTTCTTTAAAACAATTTCAAGGATCTGGATTTACAAAAGTAGCGCAACAAGGAGTTCCTGCTGATGCAGATGTTAATGTCATCGGGTATCGACAAAAGGCAAATGGAGATCATGTTGCTGTGGTTGGATACACTACTGAGGTTGGAGATACTATTACTGGCATACAGAAGCAAACTGTTACAAAAACAATTCCACTACTAGATAGGCTTAGTATAAATCAAATAAGAACAAAAATAGGCATACCTCTTTTGACTGATATTGAAAGCCAAGAACTTAATGAAGGAGGCGAGTCTAATGAAGAAGATCCTTTGGGAATTAACTAAAATTATGCAAGACAAGATAACGAGAGATCAGTTAGCTAAAAAAATAAAATCGAAGTATCCGCAGTATAATGATATGGATAACGATGTTCTTGTGAACAAAATCATACAGAAATATCCAGTATATAAAGATCAGTTAATAACTGAGGAAGCGGATGATATAAAAAAAAAAGAAAATCAAGATTCTACTTTAGAAGAGACCGATTTGGTTTCACAACAAGTAATGGATTCTTCGGATATCAGCAAAACAATAGCTGAAGAAAAGTACGATAAAGGAGATTACGAATTTGACGATAGATTTTCTGCTGGAGCTAATGATGTTATGGCATCTATCTCGAGAATACCTGCCTTTATAACAGAACAGGTCGCCACAGTCATAGGTGCTTTTGACTCAGGCTTTAAGGATCAGTTAAACTCAATGACCCGAGAGGAAAGAGATGCTTTTTTAGGAAGCATGCCTATGGGACCAGGGGGCTCTCAAATGGGAGGTATAACGAAACTTTCAGAAGAATACACTAAAGAAGCTGAAAAAATAAGATCTTCATTCGATAAATTTGACACTTCAATAACTGAGGATATTGCTGCAGGAGATTTAGGTCAAGCAACAGGAAGGTTATTTAATGAGGCAGTAGGAGCGATTCCATCAATGGTTCAAGCATTTGTTCCAGGAATTGGTATAGCATCTATAGGTCTTGGATCAGCAGCTCAGAAAAGTAAAGAACTGCAAGATAGAGGTTATGGTCTTGGGTTAAAAACATCAGCAAACTCAATAGCAAGCGGTACAGCGGAGGGATTAGCTGATCTTGTAACAAAAAAAATAGGTGGTAAGTTTTTCACATCATTGGCTGGAAAGGGTAAGGATTATGTTGTAAAGTCTATAGGTAAGTTTGCTAAAGAATTTGGAATTGATTTTGTAGAAGAAGGAGCTTCTGAAACTGGAAGTCTTTTGGTTAGCAAGCTTGCTGATTATGCAATATCTGGAGATAAAAAGGCTTTTGATGATACATTATATGAGTTTTCAGATACATTTTTAGTTGGTGGTTTTGCCACTGGTCCGCTTTCTGGAGGAAAAATTGGAATAGATGTTGTTGGTCAGAACGCTAGAAAAAGAGCTATAAACAAAAAAGTTCAAGGTTCAAAATACAAAAGCATTTCAGATGCGTTTTCTTCAAATAACATGAATGAGGTTGACTCAGATCAAACTAACATTGCTAGATCAAAGGGAGCAAAAGAAATATTAAAGTTTGATCTTGACGAAAAAGTAAACCAAAGAGTAATCACAAGAGAGGACGCTGATAGTAGGTTAAAATCTTTTGAGGAGGTTTCTGCATTAGCGAAATCAACTGATGGTCTTAATTTAACAAGTGAAAAAGAACAACAAGCTATATCTTTAATTAGAGAAAAAAAGAAACTTGAAGACACTATTGAAGGAAAAGATGAAAACTTAGTTGCTCCTCAAAAGAAAAGAATAGATGAAATTAACGATCAGCTTTCTAAAGTGCAACAAGAAGAGGCTGTTGAAGAGGTTGCGGAACCAGAAACTACTGAAGAGACTGTTGCAGAAGAATTAGTTAAACCTGAGTTAGAACCAAAATTAACTTATCAAACCTCAAATCAAACACAGGTTACAGTAGATGAGTCTGGTAAGTTTCAAGAAGCTATCGATATAAAGACTGGGAAGAAAAGATCGAAGGAGGCTTCTCGAAAAGCTCAAAACGAACTAATATCTCAGAGAGACTATACAACTGGAAAGTCAGCTTTTGAAGGAATGACTCAAGAAATATCTGAGTCAGAACAATCTCAATTGATTGCAAGTGAAAGTGAAAACGCTCAAGAAATAGCTTTAGAATATCAAAAGAAAAAACAAGAAGAAAGTATTTTAGATCCTGTTATTGAGGCTTTTGTTGGAAATTATAAAGTTAGCAGTAAAAGCATAGAACGATACTACGGAGGCAAGGACGATTTGCCAAAAATTTTAGGGTATCTTAAGGGTAGAAAAGGACAAAAGTCCACTCCTTTAGATAAAATTGCTTTAGAGGTTTCTGAGGTATCTGGAGTAGAAGTGTCTCCAGAACAGCTTTTCGACATTATGATGGACCCTAAGTATAAGTCCAATACAAAACCAAAGGAAGCTGATATAGTTACTGAACTTAGAAATAGATTTATAGAGATTACTGGGTTTGACGGAACTGATTCTCAAATAGAAGCTATCGCTAAACAAGATCCATCTAAATTAAAACCAGTCAGAGAGCCTATTGAGGTTGCTCAAGAGCAAGTTGCTAAACAAGAAGAGGTTGAAGTAGAGGAGAAAGTTGAGCAAGCAGAAGAGCAAGCAAGGGCAGAAAAAGAAGCTGCTGTAGAGCCAAAAACAGAAGGCATTACAGGAAGGATATTGGATGCGTTTAAGAAGACTAAAGATTTTCTTAAAAAACAAGCTACTATACACTTTACAGCTCAAGGATTACAGCCAGATGTAATATACAGAGAGAGACAAAAAAGAGATTCTAATATAAGAATGTATCAAAATAGAATTGATCGAATGAGAAAAGATATCAATTCTGTTCTTAAAAAAATACCAAAAGATCAAAGAGATTCTGTAATGAAAGAATTTGATCAGGTTTTTAGAGGTGAGCTTGATCCAAACAAAAGCACTTTATCTGATGATATGTTAGCTATTGCTGGAAGAATGAGAGCTGAAATAGACGGTCTTTCTAATATGATTATTGAAAGTGGATATTTTGATACTAAAGAAGGTATAGAGGCAGTAGAAAAAAACATAGGTTCTTATGTGAACAGAAGCTATAGGTTATTTAGTGACTCAAACTGGGCAAATAAAGTTTCTGAAGAAGTAAAAGAAAATGCTAGAAGATTTTTCAGAAGACAAGCTATACAAGAAGGTAGAACTGTTTCTGAACAAGAGGTAGAAAACCAAATCAATGAGATACTAAACAAGGCTGAAGACAATAAGTATATTGTAAAAGGTAAGGATGGTAGAATAGACAAGGATATTCTTAGAAGAAGAAAGGATGTTCCAGCAGAGCTTCGTGCTTTAATGGGTGAGGTGACTAACCCATTAGAAAACTTTCAAAACACTGTTGCTAAACAAGCAATGTTATTATTCAATTATCAGTTTCAAAGAAAAATAGCAGAATCAGGATCAAATACTTTTTTTACTAAAAGCCCTACTAAAGAAAATACAGTTCAAATAGTGAAAGAAGGGAATGAGGCTTATCCAGAGCTTGCTGGGCTTTGGACTACACCAGAGATTGCAAAAACATTCGAGATGCCAAATCCGATGAATAGTCATTATGATGCGTTTGTAAAATTTAGTAGTGCTATCAAGTGGGGTAAAACCGTTGGTTCTATTGCTACTCATGCGAAGAATATTTTAGGTAATCATGGTTTTCTTTTAATGAATGGTCATTTAGACTGGAATGAAGTTAAAAATGCTTCGGATTTAGTAATAAAAGAATTTTATGGAAAAACAAACGAAGAGCAAAGAGCTTATTTGGATGAACTTATTTCTCTTGGTATCGTAAAACAAAGCACAACACTTGGAGACATTACATCAATGTATGGAGATAAATCTTTTGAAGAAGCATATAAGAGAACCATTATAGATCAGGCTAGAAATGTAGCTTCTAAAAAGGAAAAACTATCAGATTTATTCAGAGAAAGTAAAGCTGGAAAAACGACAAAAGCTTTGGTTGACAAACTAAATGATGCTTATCAGTCAGAAGATGATTTCTTTAAGATTATGGCTTATGGTATAGAAAAACAGAGATACGCTAAAGCTCTATTTGGAAAAGATAAGGCAGATTTAACTAAATCTGAATCTGATAAGGTGAATGAGGTTGTGTCTGAGATTGTAAAAAATACATATCCAACGTATGATAGAGTACCTCCTATAATCAAAAGACTTGGTAGGAGTCCATTACTAGGTGCATTTGTTTCCTTTAGAGCAGAGTCAATTAGAACTGCCTTCAATACTTACAAAATAGCATTGAACGAAGTAAATTCTAAGAACAAAGAGGTTGCTAAAATAGGAGCCAAAAGACTTGCGAGTGCTGGACTGTATACTGGGCTAAAAGTGACCCTAGCTACTCAACTTGGTCTTGCAGCACAATCTTTAATATTTGGAGGAGAAGATGATGAATCAGAAGAATATAACGATTTAAGAAGGTTTGTTGCCCCGTGGTCTCAAGACTCTTTAATTGCTATTACAAACAAAGAACCTGGAAAATACACTTTTATAGACCTAACAGCGAATGATCCGCACTCATTCTTGTCTGAGTTAATAATAGCAGGTAGAAATGATAATGATTCGACTCCGCTTCTTATAGATAAGCTTACAGCTTTAGGAGAGCCATTTTTAGGAAAAGACTTAGTTGCTGCTTTCGCTTCTGAAGCTTTTCTAGTTTATAATGATAAAAAATTAACGACAGGAGAAAAGGGTGAAAAGATTATGGGACAGTTTTTTAAACTTATACAGCCTGGGACAATAACAACTGCAATAAGATTACAAAAAGCGGCGAGTGGTAATGATAATAATGTTTTTAATGAAGGAATCGGAGCTTTTACTGGATACAGACCAGTTAATGTAGATGTTGAAAAATCATATTTATTTAGAACTTTAGATTTAAAAGACAGAAAAACTTCCCTCAACGGTAGATATAATAGAGTTAGATACAATGAAAAATCAACTGAGGTGGAGTTGGAGAAAGCTTATGAAGAAGTGAATAGAGATTACTCTCAAATGATTAAAGAAGCTCAAGAATTAACGAAGTCAGCAATAAGGCTGGGTGTTGACTCAGGTGAAATAGTTAATATTCTTAAAAAGAATGGATTTAGCCGTAGGGATATAGCATTTATTTTTAGTCAAGATGAATACACGTACATTCCATCTCAAATGCGTAAATAAAAAAACCCAGCTACTGCCTTCACTGGGTCTTTTTCCAAGAGGATGAAAACCACTTCTCCTCTTTCTTAATTTGATATCTGGTCCGATATCCATCATGTTCACTGCTAAAGTATAAAAACTTTTTTATATAACAAAAAAAAGAGGAGACAATTAGCTATTTTGCCCCCTCTTGAATCAACTAAGCGAATACTCTAATAAGAGAAGATCAAACTTACAGTATATTTTTTAGAATTGCAATAGTTTCGTCACAATCTTTTTGATTTCGTGGCATAAATAGGTTTGTTTGTATCCCCTCGTTCACTAAATGCATCTTAAACAGCTTCCAGCGTATAGGAAAGCTCTCATTTGGGTTGCCCTTAGTCTCTATTATGAATCGTGGGGGATCTTGTACGTCTATAAAGTCTGGAGTATACTTAATTCCTAATAGCTTCTTATTGCCCCTGTCGTGTAATATTTTTTTAGACTTAGTCTTTTCGAAAGATGCCATAGGAAAGTCACAGCCGTTGATGATAGTGAACGTCTTACCTTCATACTTATTCTTTATCTTAGCCTTCTTCAGGGCTCTGTACATATACAGCTCAAGCTTGGAGGCAAACTCAATACCATCCTCTTTAACCTTGGTGGATCTAGTTATTTGCTTTCCACCCTTTCTTCTTTTATACTTCATCCTCTATCTCTATCACTGAGATTATATCGTCTATCAGCAGTATATCAGTGTAAAACTGCATAGCATCATTCTCATCACTTCCTATATACTCTTCCCAAGTTCTGTCATCAGTTCCCATTAGGTCACCCTTAGTAAACACACTATACCTCTTGTAGTCGTTTATGCCACACATGTACAAGTGATCCTTCAGGTTTTCCCAGAAGGTTGGATATTCGCATAAGCACATCACGGCTTGTCTGTCAGTAACCTCTAGCTTGTTGGCAAACCAATAAACCTCTACATCATTTATTGTTTCGATGAATATATCAAACTCGTTTTTAATTATAACATAGTAGTAGTGTGAATCTCGATCGTCTAAAAACAAAGTTTCATTCAATATAGTGTAGGCTTTTATAGCCTCTGACAAGGTCAACTTCCTATTGAATACTATTTTCTTTGGATCTAATTTCATTGATAGCTCTTTCTAGATACAGAACTTGATCCATTGCCTCTTCTTTAGCATGCTCAAGCCACTCGACCAAAGATAGGTCATTTTCAGCTAACGTGGTGTTATACTTTTCAATTCCTCTCTTGCTCCTGCTTCTGAACTGAGCGATAACCATAGACACTATTGGGTCTGTCATTCCTTTATTATTTCTTCAGTCTTCTTCCCAGAATCTGTCTGTATATCTTCCTTCAGTTGATCTACTGCTTTTTGGTACCCATCCATACGCTTTAAGGTCTCTAGCGTCCCAATCGAGAGGTCTTTCAGGTTTTGTAGTTGACTTAGGATTGCTTGCTGCATCCCCACTACATTTTTTATTTGATTCCTCATTTGAATTAGCTCGTTTTCCTTCATTTTTTTTGTTTTTAATTTCACATTGACACTGACCAACATCTAGCCAACAGTCGCATATTCTAGTTTGTTTATTTGAATCCATTTCTTGAGCTATAAAAAAAATAAACCCACAAGGCTATGGCAACAACAATAGAGATAAATCTAGCTATATCGTAAGGTGTCATTAAAATAAATGTGTTAGTCTCGCCATCTGTCCGTGCTCCTTTGAGTGAATAAATCCTTCAACCGCCTTAGGTGCATGCTGATAACCCTTTCTGTGGTGCCAGGAATCAGTTCCAGATGGAGATCTAAGAGCCTCAACAGTGACACCGATGAAGTCTTTAGACATCTTGTGATGTATGTGGTGTATGTACACATACTTGTTCTTTGATGCTGACCAATCTTCTCTAGCTTCTTGAGCCATAAGCAAAGGAAGGTCTTGCATCTTCGCTCCATCTCCGTGTGTTGTTCCGATAAGGTTTGTGTGGTATCGATAATACTTCCTATGTGCAATTGAAGTGTCAAAGGTAATGTTTTCACAGTTATTATACCAAGAGCTTATGGAGTCCGCTAAAAAGAACCCACTCTGGTAGTCGTGGTTTGATGGGTTAAACATAAAGTGTACATCTGCCACTTGAATCAATGTATCTAAGACGTCAATATAGAGCCTCTTAGCGATTAAAAAGTTGTCATACCACATTCCATCTGTGTCTTGTGGAGTTCCGCTCGTAGTCGTCCTCTTAGGGGTGTCTATGTGGAGGATATCATTACCTGCAACAAAGACAATTTTGTCAATCTTAAATCCTGATGCTTTTTCAAGGATTCCCTCTACCCCTTCTTTAACTCTTTTAACTGCAATTTGTGAGTTGTAATCCTCTCCTGTCTCAAATGAAGATGCTAACTTCCCAATATGTACATCAGCAGGATCAATAACAAGTAAGCAGCCATCAGGATTGTTTGTTCTCTCAATTTTCTCATAACTAAATGTGTGATTTTTAACAGCATCGATGTGGTCTTCAAGCATCTGTTCAAACGTAGGACCGCTGTCTTTGTTTGGTTTAAACTGTATTGACCACTTCTTATCCTTTGACCACGCTATCCCTACACTACTAATGTCAATACCTCTCTCTTCACAAGCACTAGCTAGGGCTGGTTGCTCTTCTGTTCTTGTGATTCTCTGTAGAACCTTAGACACATGTCTCCTTGTAGACTCTACAGTTTTTTCTTCAGGATCTATTTGTAAATCCTCGTGAATGTACTTTGCTATTTCAGTAGGGCTTCTGTGCCCATCCTTAAAGTACTTTTCCGCTAAACTTTTGATTTGCTCTTTTTGATCAGTCATCTTCTTTGATTTGGTTTTGAAGTCTTTCCAGATCAACCTTTGTCTGAGCTATTGTAGTTTTTGTCTCAGTAAAATCAGGTCTGTATAGAGAGTCGATTATTCTGTCTACAGATGAATGTAGATTGTCTCTTAATCTCTCTATGAACCTAATTCTATGTGTCATACATCTGGATCCATATGCTGGAGTAGTTGGTCTCCAACCTCTTTGTTGAAGGTCTTAATAGCCCTGTAAATTATTCTGGACTTCTTTTTAGTTTCCTTCTTATCTTTAACGCTTGAGTCTGTCCCAAGCTGAGTATAAAGCATAGTGTCTAATTCCAACAAAGCATCCATCTTTTCTTTTTCAGACTTAGTCTTGAATCCTGTTATCCTTTCGCAAAATGCATTTACGTCCAACTCTTGAATGTTGAATCGGGGTTGTTTTATTTTATTGTATTCTCTTTGGTACAAGGTTATTGTATTCATTTTCACAAATTTATGTATTATTTTTGAAACTAATGTATTTTTTTCTTGATTTTCTTATGACATCCGCATTTGCCATCTTCTTAAAGTAGTGTAAGTATAGCTCATAGATTTTACCAGTTAGCTCATGTTTACTGTAGTTGACGGGTGATTCTATGTTCTTGATTAAACCGCCACGATCTATTCTTATGTTTAGTTTAAATTCTTTATTCTTAAGCAAAATAGGGTGTATCTGTATGCCATTTGATATACAAAACGCCATTGCATTCTGGTGAATGTGCTTTGTGACAAAGTCAGATGTCGGTTGTTTTTTAGGTCTTCCCATCAGAATGGCAGTTCATCGTTTTCAACACCAAAGGCTTGGTCTAAAGACATGTCTTCAGTCTCTTCGTTATCAAACTCAAAGGTAGGTGGGTCTTGGTTTTTAACATAGTACCTTCCCGATGCAGGGTCAAACCTAAACCTTTCAGTTGCATTTATCTCACCCTGGAACTTCATCTTTACCTTCTGCACAACAAACTCAACATCGTTAACATCTATACCCTGTTGATCGTTATCAGAGAAGTGCCTGTATATAGTAAAGCCATCGTGGGTTTGGTTTCTAAAGTCAGCAGATCCAGAACAATCATAAAGTGTTGGCACATCATAGTCTTCGTTATCTTTCTTAACCATCTTTCTAGGGTGGACGACTAAAAATATTATCACGTTGTTCATCTGCGCAAACATTGTTAGCTTGGTCAGTACGTTTTTTATCCTGCTTAACTCTGAATCGTTTGACTTATCGTACTCAAGTTTATTAAAAGCATCAATAACAAATATATCTACACCATAAATAAACATCTGCTCCTTGAACTTTTCAAGCAACCAACTCCATGAAGGAAACTCCCCATCGTCTGGTGCTGTTATATACAGTCTTTCATTTGCCCACTCCACATACCTATCAACCTCCTTTTTTGTAATTCTTTTTCTATTGTAAGTATCTCCCCAAAAGTTTCTTCCATAAAACTTTTCAATGAACTGAGTCTGATGTAATGCCATTGGGCTGTGCTCTGGAGAAAAGAACGAAGCCTTCATGTTGTAGTCTCTCATCAGGTTCATAACATACCACTCTGTAAAGTTTGATTTACCGTGAGATGGTATACCAGTAGACACCACTAGGTGCCCCCTCATCACAGAGAACACATCCTTTAGTGAACCAAAACATTTGTGCTTTGGAAACAGGGTCTCGGGTAATCCGTTTTCATACAAATCATATATACCTCCTGCCAAATCTTTAGCTGTGTATGTTCCTGATGCAGGGTATCTCTTGCCATTTATAATTGATTCTTTTACAAGATCACTTCCACCCTTAAGCAGGTCACCATTTGCATCCTTATCTTCAAACAAGACACGAACACATCTGTACCTTCCTAGTCTTTGCGCTATCTTGTCTGCAACAATCTCACCCTTTGTATCATTGTCAGTTGCTATGTAAAACTTCTTAACGTCTTGCATATACTTTTCGGAGTTTATCCAAAAGTCATCGTTGTCATTAGCGCCATTCGGTATGCTGATTGTATTCTTAAATCCACACTGGTGCATTGCAAGCACATCAAACTCACCCTCAACAATAAAAACTTCCTCTTGACCTATAGCGGCATTGATGTTGTAGAATATAGATTTAGTCTGTGCCGTTTGTGTAAAGTGCTTTGATCCAGACCTATACTTTTTCTTGACAAGGGTATCACCCTCGAAGTAGTTAAACACTATGTTGTTCATCTCCTTGTTTGCTTGTGGCTGATAGTATTTCTCTTCAGTTATGTTGAGCTCCTTGAGTGTTGACTGATAAATACCCCTTGCCTCACAAAACTTTACCATGCCATCAGATAGTTTTGTATAGTTCTTCCATGTCTGCTCAGGTAGTTTATATACCATGTCTTGAACAAGTGGCTTTGTATCTTTGATGGATATAGCATCACAGTGATGACACTTTGCAACACCCTTAGCTATGTTTACGCTTAGGCACCTGTCTGATTTATTCTTCCTTTCTGGAGTACACGCAGGGCAAGTAGTTTTTATTTGCCCAGATGATTTACCCTTGAGGTTTATTTGGTTCCATTCTATTGTTTTCATAATGAGTTCTTTCTTCTTAGTTTAGGTCTTCCAGTCTTTCTATCTACTTTATATTTGTTGCAGTACCAGTTTAGAAAATGTGCTGCATACTCTTTGGTGCTCTTCACAGTGTCAAGGGTGTGCTCAAGGTGATCATTAAACTCTAAGTAGTACTTTTCTAAGTTGCCTTTAGACATGTTATACTTATCCATCATGAAGTTGACATACTGCTCCTCTTGCATGATCTCTTCAAAGTTTTGGGCAACGCCCTTATAATTTAAATAATCTTTTGTTGTATTGTTATTATTGTTATTATTGTTAGTTGTGTCCCTTTGCTGTACCTTTGTTGTGCCTTTGTTGTGCCCTTGTTGTCCCTCCTCCTTATTAATTTTTTGGTAATCATCATATTTTACAACGGTTACGAGCGTATATTTGCTGTGCCCTTTTGTGATAATTTCTCCAGTTTTTTTTAATTTTTTTAGAGAAGTTAATATTTGCTTCCTAGAAAGGTTGAGTTGATCAGACATCTTATCTCCAGATGTTACAAAGGTTCCTCTGTCAATCACAACACCCCTCCATTCTTTCTCCTTCCAGTTTGCTTTTATAAGGCAATGGATAAATACTCTCATCGTGTTGGGGTCTGTGTACCACTCCCAATCAAGTATCCTCCTACTTAGTGTTATAAAAGATTCAGACATGCTTCAATTTGTTTTTCTATTTTCTTTCTTTTGGCTTCAGGAAAATATTCCAACTCTTTCTTTACTTCAATCAAGAGACCCCTCCTAGTAATATCTCTGTGTATTAGTCTCCTGTTGTGTCTTTTGATTTTGCTTAAAGGGTCTTCTACCTCTCCTTGTATTCCTATCTCAGCCACTATTTTGTTTCTTAATGATATATACTGAGTTTGAAGCCTTATATCTGTCTCAATCAAGTTTCTCATTGTTTTTACAGCGTGCAACGCAGTAGCATGGTCTTTTCTAAAAACCTGCCCTATGTCAGCAAGAGATAAATTCTTAGCAAAGTTTCTTAAAAGAAGCATTGTCATCATTCTTCTCTCTACTACTGGTCTCATTCTCCTGTCAATGTTATCTAGGATATTGTGTGGATGAAAGTACTGATTACATATTTCGATTATGGCATCTTTTCTTCCATCACTAGTTGCATATATTCTTTCTAGTTCTATTTTCATAATTATACAGTTTGGATTATTAATATCTCGACAGAGGGCGCACTTGCCAGGCACCCCCTATGTGTCAAGATCACTTTATATTAACTAAAAACAAATAAATTAAAAGGGCAAGTCGTCCGTTGCTTGAGCCATTGTAGAGGCTTGTTGTGGAGTCTGTGTACTGTTGTTAGGGTTGTCTCTTGGAGGGAAAACCTTTCCAAGGTTATACCTACTCTTTGTCTCTGGGTTGTATCCAGATAGAGACTTAGAACCATCGTCCCAAGTTGTCAAATCAAACCAAACGCTCTTACCAAACTTTTCGTTTTCGGTTACAGACTTTGGTGATTCTTTCATGAGTTTTCCTAACTCAGTTACGTTTAGAGCGATACGCTCTTTGTTTGTTGGCTGTGCCATAATAAATAAAATTTAAGTTAATAATTGATTTAAATCATTGAGATAGCCTCGTGCTATTTCAACTCGGTTATAGATTGCATCTATGTCTTCTTGGTTTCTTTCAACCACAAATTCTTTAATTCTTATATTAGCATTTATTCCCTCGTGCTTGTGGGTGTCCCATATTTCCTGAGACAGCTCTTCTGGAAGGTCATCTACATGTTTACCTAATTTACCTGCAGTAGCCTTCATCTCGTTGTATATAATACCATCAGGAGTGTCAACAAGGCAATATGCTAGATTAGATGTTTCCATTCCTGTTAGAGCCATATATCCCTGTAACTGCCAATAATAACCCTTATCCTTACTTGGAATTACTTTGCTTGTAAAGGGAAAGGTGGAGTAGTCCCAAGGTGATTTTATGTCAATAAGAACATCAGCAATGATATCTGGCTCCCCTGTTATGTAGTCATTGTTGTATCTTTTGTCGTTTTTTACATAGCTGGTTCCATTTACTTCATTGTAAAGTTCTATAGACTCTGCTTCAACAAGCACTCCCTTTTCAAGGTACTTTGATCTTATCTCTTTGGTTTTACCAAATACATGTTGCTTAAATATCTCCTCTAATACCGTCTTAGGACCAGCCGACAACTCATCCTTTTTTGGATAAGTCATCAAGCTGCCTAAGGAGGAGCATCTAAAAAGGTATTTATCAAATGAAAGTTTCATATCTCCTCGTGGTTTTTGTAGTTCTTTGGATTCTTCTTAAGTATATAATGAAGTGTACCCTTACTGCTAATATTAAACTCATCCATTGTCTTTTGGTATGAGCCACATTCATTATAGAAATCAATCACCTCATCATCGTTGTACTTTTTGACAAAAGAAGCAGCGTGTTTAGCCCTAGCAACCCTTACATGCTCTGGTTGATCCATGTAGTTGTCGCTGTAGCTTCCAATTTCTATGTTGTCAACTGAATTGTTGTGCTTGTCACCATCTAAGTGCCTTACAACAATACCATCCTCATATATTTTATCACCAAACTTCTGATAAGCCTGCAGTCTGTGTGAGGAAACGTTTAGATTTTTGTTTTTATCACCTCTAGCCTTAAATGTAGGGTATCCATTAGTTTGTGTAAAACCAACCTCTTCACCTCTTAGCCCAATGACTTTACCTTCGTCACTAATTCTGTAACCCTTTTCAAAAGCTTTCTTTTCGTTCTGATTGTATCTCATGTCTAATCTATTTAAGTATTATCCATTTTTTTGATTCATCATCATACTTTTTTCTAAACCTAGCATTACCGCTTTTATCATATATACCTACACCGACAACCTCAGCATCAACAATTTGATTTTTTACATACCACCCAAATGTTTTTTCATTAGGTGACATACTTATAGAAATTCCCCTGTATGCTTCAGTGTATAGCTCTCTTCCGATTCCCCAGTTGGTACATGCCCTTTTGAAAGAGTCTGAGGACTCTCCCTTTTCGCTTTCAAAATTACTAGGAGCTCCTGCATCATCTTTCCACACCCAGATAGATTTATCTTCATCATATATTCCAACACTGCAAAATAGGTTACCCTTTACCTCGTAGTGTTTTCTTTGCCAGTTGCTTGAACCAACAACCTTATCAAGTATGTTCATGTCAACACGAGCATCCTTGTAAATAAGGATATTCTTTTTTCCTTGGTATCCTCCCTTACCTTCTCTGACTTCTAAATATTGTCCTTCAAGTGGAAGAAATAGGTTCTGTAGTTTTTTCATAATTTAGTTTGATTTGATTTAAATGTAATATGTCTTTACTTTTTAAGGTTTTCACCTTGTCCTTTAAGGCATCAATAGCCTTGTCTGATAATTGCTTACCAGCACTCTCTATTTCCTCAAGCCTATCGAAGGCATTAGAGAAGATTAGAGAGTCCGAAAGCTGTCTCAATGATGTATGGTATGCATACTCCACTAAAAAGTCCTCTACGGGGCTGTAAACGTCTCTAGTGGTGTATAAAAGTTCATACTCGTTGTCTCCAACTTTCTCTAACTTCAATCTAGGAATGAAATACTGTTCACTTCCATCTAGATAGGTAACCTTGTCTATTGGGTCTAGTGACCTCCATAGAACAGATAGCATATATTCTCTACACTCAGTCATCTATCTTAAGCATTTTCTTGTATTTACTTATAATTTCATTGTATTCAGATAGAGTTTGCTCCACAATATCAATCCTTGCGTTTGCTCTGTCAATATCAAATTGTTGATCAATAACTTTTCTTTCAGATTTATCTAAGGCTTTTTTCAGTGCAATGACTTGTGCTTCTAAAAACTCTTTAGTTACTTCTGGTACTTCTCCGATTGTTTTCAAAATAGTAATAGGTTTAGATATTTTTGATATTCTCTCATTCGTCTAGAAATTGACTGAAGTTCTTTAACTTTTTTATTAAGTTCCTTTCCATTCAGTTCGTGTATGTCCCTTGTCTTCTTTGTCATGTCCATGTGAAAATGTAATATATGGTCTCTGACTTTCGTAATATGGGACTTCTTTCGTGTCTTCAAGTTTATCTTCATAATTTACTTTTTT